AAGATTGTTATAGCGAGCCGAATATTCGGTAAAAGCGTCTTCCAACTCATCGCGTACGTTTTCTTCTCTCAACGCGAAACTAGCCATGAGTTTCGTATAGACACCTTCATTGACTGTGCGTTCTTTTGAAAGTTGAGTCGCTTGTCCTTGAATGCGCTCTAGCTCTGCCTTCTCTTGAGCTCCTTCTGGAGTCTCTGCACCTATCTGTTCTGCACGCGTCGGTGTGATGGGAATCCATTCGCTACCGTTCCAGGTGTGCGCCACCTCGAAATCAGAACCTTCTTCCGTCTTGATCCAGATGATTTTAGAATCACCTGCTGGCGGAGTCGGTGACTTGATGACTCGGGTTCCATAAAACAGTTGAAGTCTACGGAAGGTGGACATGATTTCATCTTCACTATAAGTCACAACTTCGCCAATCTTATAGAATTTTGCGGATGTATCTGTTTTAGAGCCCTCGATACGAATGGCGCGCGCCTCTGCATAGAGTGGGGGCGAGAACTCTGGGTCCTTTATTCGCAATCTATCTCCTGTACGAACCTTCTCGTGAGGAAACAGTGTTTCAAGCGATGCAGCTGTGATGTAATAATCGACCACGGAAGCAATCCTCTTTTTGAGTTCCGTATCCCCATACTGTTCAAGCTTTTCAAGTGTCATGTCACGGTCTGAAGATTGAGGCTCATAGATGTCTATCAGATGTTTTCCATTTCTGTTCCATCGTTGAAATGCCTCTTCGTTCGTCACCATGAGTGTCAGGCGTGTGCCGTCATCACGCTCAGGTCCGACACAATAGAGCGCCGTCACAATTCGCTCGTTGTTTACCTTCTTCTCTATGCTGATGAGGTCTTTGCCAAGCTCGATTTCTTTCTTGTTGTCAGCGCCGATACTTTCTAGGACATCGACATATCTACCAGATATTTTGTTTCCTGACGTTTCCACTCTGAAACGAAGTTCTACATCAAATGCGCTGGCTATACGTAAGAGAAATGAGTAGGCCCCTACCTCTTTCTCTACAACAATAGTGCGGATACCACTGTACTCAAGTTCTCCTTCTTGCCATTCTGTATCCGGAAGGACCAATGCAGCGAGTTCTTTGACTGTTCCCGAGTAAGTACCCGGTGCCAAGATGAACTGTTTCTCCATATCTGAGTAACTGGCTATTCCATAGATGGTCTTCTCGTCATCAATGGTATGAGACTCGAACACGATGAACTCTTCAAAGCCTATGTCCTCGGATGGGATAAGGAACCGTGCACGCTCATCGAAATACTTGGCTTCCTCGATCATGGATGACATCGTGAAATCAAAGCTATGCTCACCGGATAGATCATGTACGTAGGTATCATCCCAATACATCTTTACTCCTTCATTCGTCAAGAAGCCGACCAATTGATCAGTCTGATGGTGTAATGCGTGAATGATGTTCATCGGCCTCGCTCCCTATACCTGACTCGTCCTGAAAGTTTGTTTGAAGGTTCCAGTAGAATCGTATTTATACCCTTTTTAAGCTTAAAAAAAGAGGCTCCGAAATCCTTTAGGGATTTCCGGTCCTCTCCATTGATACGTATTGAGCTGTCGTTCGTGTCGATAATGACCTTGTCACCTACAGAAGAGATTACCGGGATACCTTCAGGCTCACTGTTATAACGGTAAAACTTCAGATTTCTTGCAACCATACTCGCTGCTTGAGTCGTCGGCCATATCCTCATTGCTATTACGACTTCTACGATTGGCGCTTGATATTCTTCAAGCTGATCGGTGTAGAGATAAGAGGAATATACCCAAACATGCTTGCCATCTGGTTGGACAATTGCGAAATATGGACGTATCCGATTCCCTACACGATGAAGCCTCAACGTTCCTTTGAAATCATTCCATGCAGACGCGGTAGAAGCTGATTGCATATGAGTCACTTTGCGGCCGCTCTGGTTGCCCAGTTGCAACTTAGCCTGCACCTTCGCAAGTGAAGACCAGATATCTTCAATCCCAATCTTGATGACCGTGTTGCCTGCAGCATCCTTAAGATAGATCTCCAACATGCCCGTCTCAGAAGACTTGTTCAAGAGTTCTACATCGATGTCCATTCGGAAGTCTTGAAGAGAGGAGATTGACCTCCGTACAGCTGGTCCTTGGAACTTATGTGGTGTGATTGCTGCACCAAAGAGCTTCGGACGAAATCCTGAAGGGGTCGCCTCCATTTCCCCAGTTACATGTCCATCTTCCACTTGATTGGCTGTCGTCCATCCTACAAGTGACGTAAGAGGATAGTTACCTACCAGCGTCAACTGCTCATAGACGGGTTTATCAATCGGTTCCGGTTGTCCAATTCGAAAGTATCCGTCCTCTCCAATAATGTCAATATGTGTGACATTATCATTCACGTCTATCTCAAATATTGGAGATGCAGGAGCCTTACCTTGATTATTAAGAACCACAAGACCCGATTCAAAGTCTGCCGTCTTCTCAGGACCATAGATGAACGGATCAATCATAGTTAATTCAAAATTGATTTCACCGTCACTGTCTGTGATGTCTTCAGGCGTGTACACACCCTCATTGATGACTTTTATGAGCTCACCCGGATGACTATCTCGAACCAAAATCAAAGGTTCTGGTGAAAAGAAGATGTCGTAGACTTTACTGAAAAGAAGTTCATACTCTTCTTTTGTGTCCGATTCAAGTAGTAGCTCAATAGAGACAGTTCGTTCTGACTCAGTGTGGCCAGTGACTTGCGTTATCGGTGAAGATCTCACTTTTAACTTCTTATACTCAGAGTTAGGTGAACTGATGCGTAAGAAGTTCACCCAGATACCAAGAGAGTCCATATTGTAAGAAATACCATCTTTCACTATGGTGAAATTATGTTTGCTTATCAATTCAACTCCCCCTCATGTTATCTTTCATTCTCTTGTTCAAGTTCATTTTTTCTTGAATTGGCTGCCACATGATATTTCCTACTTTATTGCCGTCCAGATAAACGTCCCCTCCTTGAATAACAATTGGTGGATTGTTTGTTCCGGTTAACTGATTTTGTGCACGAGCAATCAATTCAGCAATACGATCCGCATGCCTTCCCTGGAATGGAACAATTGCTTCTGCAACATCTCCAAAACCTGCATTTCCCAAGATTGCTTTTTTATTAAATACTCCACTTACTCCACCTGTCTTAAACCATTTGATATCAAATTTAGGTACAGGAATTTCAGCACCCATGAAACTTCTAGTCCCCATTGATACACTGACGCTAGGCAGCTTCGGTTTAGGGATTGTGATTTTCATATTTGAGAATGCATTTTTGATTCGATCAATTATCCCAAGTACTGTTGATTTTGCCGTCTCAATCGGATTTGTTATAGCGGATTTCACACGGCTAAAAATTGAAGACGCTGTGCTATGAATCGACTCAAAGATTGATTGAATACGTGATTTCAAACTAGTAAATCGTGACACCCCATCTGATACGAGATTCGAGATGATAGAAACTACTGATGCTTTTGCACTCGATGTGAGATTTGACATGATTGAACCCGCTGCCGAAAAAATTGCTTGAGCCTTCGCTCTAAATTCTCCGAACTTCGCAGCTGCTGAAGATACGAAATTGACAAATCCGACTTTCATGCTTGCCCACACCGCGGTAAAAAAAACGGAAATAGCTGAGAAAATTTGAATCGTTTTTGCTTTTATTGTGTCCCAGTTCTTATAAATCACTACACCTAGAAGTGTGATGATTGCGATTGCAATACCTATCGGTCCGGTGAGTAGAGCAAGCGCTGTCCTTATTCCAGTAAAGATAGGACCTAGCTTTGCGAGAAATGGTATGGCCTTTCCAACTACTAAAACCATTCCACCTAGCGTACTCACTAACGTTCCTATCCACATGACGAGAGGTCCTATGGCGGCGACTATCGCCAAAACGATAATTATTGTTTGTTTCATACCGCTTGATAGTCCGCTGAACCACTCGACTGCCTGTTGCAACCAACCAATAAGCTGAATAGCCACTGGCAATAACATTTCTTGTAATTGCCCGAACAGATCTGCTCCTGCTAACTTCAAATTGTTCATCATGATCGACACGTTATCGATAGGGTCTGCCATGCCATCAAACGTACTTTCTACTGACCCTGCTGCATTCGCAGATGCGTTTGAAAAATCATCAAAACTCATTGCGCCAGATTTTATGGCATCTACCATTCTCGGAGCGCCTTTAGTACCAAATACCTCAGCCGCCAACGCAAGGGCTTCTGTTTCACTTGAAGCGTTGGTTATTTTATCAATCGTAGTCTCTAACCCATCCTGCAGAGTGACGCCTTCTTTAGCGAATTGAACTTGCGCTCGTGTCATATAACTCATTGCAGTAGTTGAATCTATACCGGCTTTTTCGAAATTTCCAAGGACCTCAACTGACTGAGCAAAATCAAGCCCAAGGGCCTGCATCTGCGGTGCCCCTTTCATAACAGAATCGAAGAGCGCGTCTGTTGATTGTCCTGTGTTTTGTGCCGTTTTGGTAACACTGTCTAAAACGTAATCAAGTTGATCCGCTTCTAAGTTAAATAGACTCATCGCCTGTTTTGCTTTGATTGAAGAATCTGTAACATTCGCTCCATTGATGTCCGCAAACTTCAGCATCTTTGCGGATGCATCGTCTAGTGCCGGGCCTGTCAATCCAAACTGCGTATTGACCTCTCCGATTGCCTCTCCGATTGTGGCCATATCGAATTTTGTTGTTTTCGCGACATTGGTAAAACTACCTTCCAAGCTTGCTAACGCATCACCGGAGGCACCGGTTTTAGAAACGATGGTATCCAAGCCTTCGTCCACTTCTTCCCAAGCGCTTCTAGCTGCTGCTGCTGCGCCTAAAATCGGAGCCGTTACGCCTGCGGTCATCCTTGCGCCGACATCCGTCATAGCATCCCCGGCGTCTTTCATCTTGGTGCCTGCACCTTCTACACGTTCACCTAATTCTTTCATCTTGTCAGCGGATGTTTCTGTCTTCTTGCTGTGCTCGACAAGCTGGGTATTGACTGTACTAATATCGTTCGCAAGTTTCTGCTCTTCGATTTGCGCATCAAGGAGCTTCTTTGCTAGATCGTCTGCCGCTTTGGAATTCTCCCCAAACAGTTCGACGGCCTTATCATAGGATGATTGAGCGTTTTCGACACTTTGTTTCGCGAGGTCTTGTTTGTTCTTCAAAAATTCTAGTCGAGCCTCTAACTTCTCCGTTTCTGAGGCTGTAAGTTTCATTTGTTCTGACTGAAGTTTAAACTCTTTGCTCAGAAGTTTGGATTCATCCGTGAGTTCTTTAGCGCCTCTCTTGAACTCATCGTTGATCATCTTGACGGTGACTTTTGCTTCTGGATTGTTGCTCATTCAATCACCCCTTTCTAAGTCGTCCTTGGGTTTCCTATCCATGACTTCGCCGCAATAAGACTTTCATACACACGGTTAAATTCAGGTAAAGAAAGCTCCCAAAATATAGGTTCTTCAATCTCCAAGACCACTTTGCACCACGCATAGTAATCTTCGAGACATTCAAAACTAAGCTTGGGAGCTATTACTTTTTTTTGCCGGTCTTACTTTTGTTCTCGAACTTGTTCAAATCGGCAGCAAATTTATTTTTTGGTTTCTCTTTACTCACTGACGATTGCAGGAGTGCGATAAACGTTTGTAGCGTTTCAGTAAAACCTACATCATAGAGTTCTTTAAATTCATCTCTGTCATGATGTTCTCCGTCGCGAATTGCACCGACGTACGCACACCAAATCAAATCCTTCATATGATCCAACGTGATAATAGCTGATATTTTCAATACATCTGCCGCTCCTAAGTCATCATCTTCACTTTTGAGCACGTCCGGCCCTAAAGCATGAAGGATGAGAAATAGTTCTTGTTCTAGACCGGTTTCGAGAATACCCTCTCGCTTGGCTAACAATAAAGCGCGATGATTAAATAGCAGCGGACGCTTTTCTACAGAGAGTGTCACTTCTTGAAATTCACCATTTGAGACTTCTTCGATGTCCGTCTCTTTTAATTCAATGACTTGCAACTTCATCGTTTTTCCTCCTATCCAAATGAAAAAAGCCCACATCAAATGTGAGCTTTTACGGTGTATCGAGTGCTACGAGTTCCGGAGTGAATGCCGTGTGCCAAGATGTTTTGACCGCCTCATCAACAACCTCATCTTCAAATGCTTCGTAATAGAATTTGCCGTTCGCGTCTTTATGCGCGCGGAATTCGAATTCGAGCATAGCGACTTCTTCAATTCCATTTTCAATGACATTCACTTTAAATCCAGTCACGTTAGAACAGTTCGGGAACGCAATCAACTTACGTGTGTCTTCAAACTCATCTACCGCAGTGGCAGTCAAGATAAAATCTTTCCCTTGAAACTTTCGACCAGCTGCATATACGCCTGTCTTTAGACCTTCGTTTGTAAGACCCATGATACTCCGAGCAACTGAAACTGGAACGTGGGCTGTTGCCGTGACTGTTAAAAAGTTTGTCTTAACAATTGTTTTAACGATTTCGGTTCCGCAACGCTTTGTCACTTCCGTTGTGTCGGGTTCTGCACCGATTGTACCCATACAACCAAATGGCGTTCCTGGGTCGTAACCTGTACCCGATTCACTCTTAAGTTGAATGGACCCTTCTTCTATTGCAGTTGTATCGAATGTTGTTACTGGTGGCATCTATAAAACCTCCTCTAATTTGTTTATCAATGCTAACTGTGTAACTTCCACTAGATGCGGAAGTTGTAAATCTCGACCTTTTTCAAAGAACCTTTGTTCTCTGGGATTGTGCTTCCCTCTACCTTCGTTAGGAAAAACCAGATACCCGAAGCTCCCAGGTTTGTTTGCGGCGCCACCACGAGCTTTGATTGAGAATTCCAAATTCCCCTTCTCAATCTTCGACCATTTGCTTGCCGCTGCGTGAACTCCCTCCTTTTTGCCTGAAACAGGAATAAGACCTGTTATCGAAGGGACGAATGCTTCTTTTGCTTCTTTAGCTAAAACTTCGTTTAAAACTTGCTCAGAAGAACCGCCTAGCTCAGTTATTTTTGAAATCAGCTTTTCAACTTCTTCATAATCGAACTCGTACTTAACAGCCATACGGAATCATCTCCAAAAACTCCAAGGAATGGACATCTACATACCTGTCACTACTTGCGTGCCTAGCGATGATCTTATTGCTGTCACGTAAGCGCACCGCCTTGATAGCAGATAGCGCCATGATAGCCGTTAGAGCGTACTCATCGGAATGTTCATCATTCTCGGTATAGATGTCGACAAAAAACAAATGGTTAATGTTTTTTGCTTTTTCTTCATCTGACACTTCAAAGCCCTGGAAACGATAAATGATAAACCGATGAGGTTGGCCATCTTCATACTTCTTCGCTTCTGATTGATCCATACGGTCTTCGTAGATTTCGAAGTCAGGAAAAATCCGTTCGATTTCACTGACAATTTCCCGCTTCTTTTTTCTCATGTATTGCTTCTGTTTTTCACTCATTTAGCAAACCCTCCTTCTGTAAATACCAGAAGAGCGCAGGTTTGCTGCGGTCCCTGTCGACCTTTAAAACTGAATAGCGTACGTTACGGATGCGCACCTCTTTGTTGGTAAAGTCTGTTTTTTCTAAATGCAGAGGATAAGGAGTCTCGATTTTAATATCGAGCGTACTAGTATTCGCCTCTACCAACTGATAGTCTTGCTCACGCACGCTCTTTTCATCAAAGGCAAATCGTCCTTCCGGCACAAACGCTTCATCAACTTTACGCCTTGTGTCGTTATAAACAGGAGTGGTTGAGCCGAAACTCATAATACCGTCGTTGTATGGCGAACCTATCATATAGCCACCCCTTACAAACTTTCTGTAGTATCTACTTCAATCGTGTAGTAACGGAATTGAAGATTGCGGATTTCCGAACCGAAGTTCTCTTCGAACTCTTCGACGGCATGATTTCTTACGTACCGGCAACGATCAAGGAGCAACTGGCGATTCTGTCCATCCTCTACGAAATCCACGTCTTGGCCGACGATTGATTTGAAATAAGAAATGGCGCGGTCGATCATCTTTTGGATGTCTTGGTCTTCCTCATCCCAGGTGATATGAAGGTAAGACTTCACCTCAATCAGAAGCCCTGATTTTTCTTCCTCAGTCATACAATCACTCCTTATCTTGAGGAGTTTCTTTCGGTGCCAGATATACTTTTCCGTAAGCGTTTTTCTTTGGATCAGATAGTTGTTCAATGCGTTCTTTGGTGGTCTTAAAACCTTTAGCTGGATAGTCGTCATTCACTTCATAGACATGGCCTTCGTGCGCTTTTTCTTTGAATTGACGAACCACATTTTGAACCTCAACTTTTGTTACAGCCATTTAATATCGTCCTCTCTGATTAATATTTATTCGATAAAAAGAGACCCCTTATTAAGGAGTCTCTGGTGCCGGTGCCGGGAACGTAACATTTAAGTCATACACAAGTGCCGCTTTATTATCCATCGGCTTGCCGTTCGCAAAGCGCTTGATCGTGTAAAGCGTTGCATCTTCAATAGCAAGCGTCTGGTCGAATTTCTTCAAGCGATACGGCCCTGCTACCGCTGCCATGTATTGACCTTTAACGAAGAACACGGCTTTTCCTGCTGGCACTTCCTCAGACTCTACCATTTGAATGTTGTACGGTAAAGATGTCACCCACTGGCCATTTTGTGTTTGAATTGTATTGCGGAAAGTTACTGCGATTGCATCAATCGGATTAACGACCATGACAACTTTGTTCAGCACTTTACGCGATTTACCGGCAGCATTTGTAGAAAGTGCACTGACAACTGCATAAAGCTCGCCTGCTACAATCTCACCACGTTCAGAAGGAGTGAAAGTTAAAGTGCCACTTGAAACTTTATCCGTCACCGCTCCTGTATCCGAATTAACATCTTTTAAAAGTCCCACAGGTTCGCTCTGCGCAGCGCCGCGACCATTTACATAACCAAACTCAAGCCCAGTTGCTAAAGATTCAACAAGTAACTCACGAACATAACGCTCGACCCACTCTGGCCCAAGTTCCAACATGTCGTTCGGAATAGCAGCAAGAGCAGTCAACTTTAATTGCGTCATTGTCTCAGCACGGAATGCTGCATTTGCCTGACCTGTGATCGAACCGAAAAGTTCTTTCCACGCATATGCTTTGGTTGGATCAGAGTAAATGAACTTTGTTGCTGCACCTAGATCTTGAATGTCTAATGCGTCAAGCAAAGGATGCTCAGAAACTAAGTCTTCGAATACACGTTGCTGAGTCGTCTCAGGTAAAACAGAATCATCAGTGAATCCACCTTCTTCAACAACTACATTGTAGAATTTTCTTTCTTCGGATGTTAAGACATCCTGACCGCGGGCGAGAAGGATTTGAGTATCCATAGATTGGTTCGCTACATCTAAAGAAATTTCGTTTTTAAAATGTTCTTTGAGATCTTCAGCGTAAGCGTTCATCGCAACAGCAAAAGCTTCATCGATTTGATCTTGTGTAGATTCTTCGTTGTCTCGGATTGTTTTGTATTCTTTTAACTTAGTTTGATAGTTTTCCATTGGGTTTTTCAACTTCATTGTCATAATGTGTAGCCTCCATTTGATTTATTTTGGGTAAAACTAAAAGAACCCTTTCCGCTTTGCTCGCTCCGGAGTGGAGTTGTGAGGTACGGGAACTGGCTCTTGTTGATGGTTATTAGAATTTAAGATTCCTTGCAATTCATTTAAGATGCTCTGTTTTTCGTCGAAGCTTCGTAAAGTGTTCTGGGCTTCATTCGATTCTCGTGTGGATGAACCTATCGCCTTATCTGCAAAGCCAGCTGCCACCGCACTCGTTGCACTGAACCATGTCTCGGCATCCACCTTGGCGCGAACCTCCTCACGACTAAGGTTAGTCTTCGTCATGTAAATATCGATAAGACCTTCTTCTAACTCTTGCAAGACGTCCGCTTCTTTACGCATATCTTGCTTGGTTCCCCAAACAATATTGGATGCTTCGTGGATCATAAGCATAGCACCGAGCCCCATAATAAGTTCGTCCGCTGCCATAGCGATGATAGAAGCTGCAGAACAGGCCCATCCGTCCACTTGTATCGTCACATTACCCGGGTGGCGTTTTAGACGATTGAAAATCGATATCCCTCCGAACGCGTCTCCTCCGGGGCTGTTAAGGTTGATAAAGATATCGTTGTTCCCAGCTTGGTTTAACGCGTCATCTAAGTCGTTTTCCGAAAAGGAGTCCGTCCACCAGGAGAAACCAATCACTCCATAAATCGTGATTTCTGTCGTCTTTTTTTCCTCGTCATGCACGACATTGAATCTTTGTGGAATCTGCTTCAATTGTTCGACATGGTTCTGGTTCTTAAATGAATTGAAGAAGTCTTCTCTAGTCAGTTGTCTCATTCGTATTCTCACCTCCTTCAATTTGTCCACCGTAGTTTTTGGTCATTACATATTCTTCAAGCATTGGGTTTTCCACTGGCTCATCTCCTAGCATGATTCGAATATCGTTTCCGTTGTACACGCCGCTCGCTCGTAATTTATCAACAGCAGTAGCAAGTTCAAGGGCGTTCATTGTCGACAATGCTCGTACTTGAATCCGATCACCATTCATATAGTCTTTTTTTTCTATGAGTTTGGCATTGAGCTCATCTGAAATCTTTTTGATGAGGGTGCCGTTACTAAACTTCATAAACGCCTTTATGGCCGTATCGAAATCCGATAAGTCTCCGTATAACAGTGAGACAGGTATACCCAGAATGACCGCAACTTCACTTACGAGGTCTCGTTTTAACTTGGCCAACTCTTCAACAGACTTCCCGTTATTGTCACCCTTTGCAACTTCGGTATAGCTGAACCCCTTTAACTTCGGTATGATCGCGACAGTGTTATCACGGAAGGATTTAAAAAGCTTGTTGATAAAGTCTTGAAGCTTCTTTTGAGTATCTTCGTTTAGCGCCATGGTTGTATCGATATCTACTGTGCCACGTATCTGGTTGTTGCGCATGTTGATTTCAATCATTCGATTAAAAAGTTTGCTGTAATCTTCAAGCATGCCGTTCATGTAGACAGACAATTTTTCGTTATTGTAGGTGAGATGTATTACCTCATCCATACGAAAAGTTCGGTCGAATGTGAAATCTTTTACGGTCACCTTGCTAAACACATCGGGGTAGACTGCGTATTCCGTCCTTTCGAAACTGTCCGCAATCAACAAGTCGTTGTTATTTGTAAGGACAACCAATACCTCGTTGTCATAAATCAATTTGAACGTGAAGTCCTGCCAAAAGTCTGCTGCGCTTTGATCTGTATTCGGCCGAACGTTCAACAGGTAGTCCCAGTCGTCGTATTGCCTGACCTTGTTTTTTAAGACTCGAAACTCCGATTGCGCGATGCTTCGTGCGATGAAATTGATACACGTTTCAAGCGCCATTTTTTTTAGATAAGCTCGATGTGTGGGTTCTCCCAATAAGTCAAAGTCCATCATACTCGCAATCTCTTTATTCCTTCCCAATACCTCACTTAGCCATCCCATTTCCTCCTCTCACCTCCTTCAATTAGAAATCTAAACCGCTGAGTATATCGAGCGCTTCTGCAGAGTCATATACTTCAATTTCGTCGATTCTGTACAATCCGCGCACAAACGCATCAAATCCATCCGTCTTTCTTCGGATGGGCTCTTTCTTTTGATATTCTTTGTTACCGTCTTTTTTGATCACGACAAGCACATTGTTTGTGTACCACCTCATGAGTGGGTTATCCCCAAAAATAATCTTCTTGTTCGCAAATGCCATCTCAATTCTTGGAGCCAACAAACTGTCGATTGCTTTTGGATTTCGTATAGATTCGATTTCAAAGCCCGCTTCTTCAAGTGGTTTTCTCATCGCCTCTAAACGGAAATTATCGGCTACTATCTTTTTGATCTCATAATAGTTACGCATCTCTAGGAACCAGTCCAGAATGTATTGCGGGTTGAGTGTTGGTTCGTCGACCACTGTCAATAGCCCCATCTCTTCCCATTCCTTGATAGGAGCAAATCGTTGCTTCGTGTTCTCGTCGACTTCCCTTGAATATCCATAGTAGATGTCGACAAACTCTTTTCTAACGAAAGAATGCGATTTGTGAACGTATTCATCATCAACTTTGAATGTAAGTCCTACAGCTGCAAAGTCACGTATACTTGCAAAATCCAATGAACCGATACATTCACGGTTTTGAATATCTGGGAATGGTCGATTTGTTGCTACGATTTCTTCCCACTTAGCAACCGAACGTGCAAGATCCACAACTGGACAGTTCATACGCTTAGTCATGAACTCTTCGCGGTTAGAAGGGTCTTCTTGTAAATCTTCATACTCTTCGTAGATGGTATCGAAAAGACCTTGAGCGTATTCGCTGCGCGGATGACTTAACATAGGATTTGCCTTTTCCCACAGGTCTGGTTTATCCACTTCACTTTCGTCATCCAGTTTGCAAATGAAAGGGAAAACAGCGTTCGAACGCGCTTCGCCTTGAAGAACCGCTAAAGCTTTTTCTTTCATCTTGTCCAGGAACCCATCACGAATGTATCCATCTGTACCGATGTAAAATTCACGAGGATTGGGTTTCTTACCAAGACCAGAAATATGCACACGAACATCTTTGTTCGTTTCGAAATAGTGTATCTCATCAAACACTACAGCTCCGTCTCTTAATCCATCTTTCGTGTTACCGTTGGATGTACGAAACTTGAAGATGCTATTGGTGATTTTCCCAAGCACTTGGGTAGCGGTCGCCTTAAAAGCTTTCTGTAATGTGGCATGTTGTTTGACCACATTTCCAGCTTCTTCAACTGACGTCTTGGCCTGCTCTTCACTATTGGCCACAACTGATATGTTATATTCCCTTATACCGTGTAGCTCGCTGATCAAGAACGTGCAGATGACAGTAATCAAACCGTTCTTCCCGCCACCTCGACCGAGCATCCATAAAAACTTACGATAGAATACTCGATTGTTGGACTTGAAAAATAAAAAGACGAATGCAATCAAGAATCGTTGGAATGGCCCGAGAGGAAAGAACCACTTCTCTCCAAACCTGATACAATCCTCTATCATTTCGTCATTGAAATATAAATCATCACGGCTCAATATATCACGCTTTAAATACTCGACCAGCAACTTTCGTTCTTCGTTGAACAACACTTTGCCTTGCTCGTACAATTCGATGTATTCATCGACGTACTTTTGACTGATCATGTGAGGTCACTTTTCGAGTAATTTGAGGGCGGTTCCCTTTCGGGTGCTGGGACATTTAAATTGAGCGCGTCTAAAATCTTAATCATTCGATCATTGGTCTTGTGTAAATCACCGATAGATGGATTCGATTTTGGCCCATGCATACCAGCGACTTTAATGCCGTTCTCTTGAATATCCTCAATCAAATCGCTCTTCAAATCCCAAAGTGCCATGTAGTCTTGCACAAGATCCGTCAAATAATTTCCTTTGATTTTGTTATCCTTCATCTGCTTCATCAGGTCTTTTTCGACCCGTTTCCGTAAGCTTGCTCTGCTAATGGTCGCCATCGAACCACCACCTTCCAATTTACACAAATTCCCAATTAACTATATCCGTGTGCGAGGCGCAAAAACTCGACAGTACACTCCCCCTACCGTTACCAGACCCCCCAATTTTTTTGCAAAATATTTTGGTGGGGGGTGCTATAGCGGTTCAAAATTACCATTTTTCATCATCCCATTTATTTTCTTGCTTCCCTTCAAAGCGATTGTGCCGAACGTTGTGGTGATAGGTGCATAAAGTACGTAAGTTGTTTAAATCGATGGCTTGTTCATACGTGCAGTCTTCTAGCTCGATGATATGGTCAACTTCTAGCTTGTTGTCCTTAACTTTTCTATTTGCCGCTTCGTCTTCAAACTTCTTTGTGTGCTTCGTCATAACTAAACCCTCAGCTTTGCACCATACGCATTCGTTGTTATCCATCTTTACACGCTGATTACGAATGCCGTCCTTACCTCTCCATACATTAGACTTATAGAAACGAAATCTATCCGCCTTAAGCTTGAAGTTATACTGCATGTTAGTAGACACCACCTATCAGTCGATAACGTTGACCAAACGAGATGCAGGATCACACTCCATCACGCTTTGACATTTCGTTACTGTATCCATGTCAACCACCTCATTTAGATTTAACTTCACGTGATGTTGTCGGTCCTTTACAATCCGGACACTTTAAACCGTCTAATGCTTTGTGAGAAGTAACCTTCCACCCACATAAGAAACATCTGAACTCTCTTAGCTTTTGCTTCATGATTACCACCTCATTACTTATTAATAAAATGTATAACCCACAATCTCCACTTCAGGATTGTTCTTTAACTTGAAGTCCTCATCATATGCTTCTTTGATGTATTCAACCTTACTAGGAATATTCATTGTGTTGGTGATCACTTCGATAGAATTCAACGGCGGAACCTTTACGAGTGTAACTAAAACATCACGACCTTTTATCGGCTTTCCGTTACCTGGACTAAACATATCTTTCATGAACTGTTCCTTTAATCTCAATCTACTCACTCCTTATCAATTTAAAATGATGCCCCGTGAAGGACTCGAACCCTCAACCTTTGCGGTAGAAACGCCTTGCTCTATCCAGTTGAGCTAACGAGGCAAAAGAAAAAGACAGCCGCTTTGGCTGCCTTAGATGTTAGTGTATACCGCTCCTTGGATTGGCAGTGACACCAGACGGATAAGCTTTATCCGCCTTCAGAGGTTTGTTATTCATTCGTATGTGATTGTAGTCAATTAGCGGTTGAGGAATACACTACTATTGCGTCAGTCGCTAATCTATTGATTTATGTATGTAGGCTCCGCTTCTACGAAACCCCCACATGCCAATTATCTTATAAAGATAGCTACGCCTGCAAAAAATGGTTAAAGTGCGACATTGTGCCCTTTTTGTCCATTGTGTCCTTTCTGCCCCTTTTGGAAAGTGTCGATGATGTTATCGCGTATTCGCTGCACAGTCTTCCGATTCATGTTAAGATGCTTCGCTATTGCGTTTATACTCATGCCATCTAACATGCAGTCCAGTATAACCCGGTGCTGTTCATTTTCAACTAAGTGATAGCTGCCTCTAATAAAACCGATATATGCTTCATACTTACGTTTGCGATCATTCTTCACTTCACGCCTCATCACTTCCGCTTCAATACGCTTTGATACTCCGTTTGGTGAACGCGGCTCATCAGAGTAACTGGCAACTCCTACAGTCTCCACTGACTGCATCTGTAAGTTCAATCGATTCACCTCTTTAACCATCCAGTGGTAATCAATTAATATATTTAAAATGTCATTGTATGTGTAGTGTCGCCCCACTCCATTCACCCCTCAATTGAATTTATGAAACTAAATACTGCTGCAAAAGTTCTGTGCTCTAAATAATTTTCCTAACTGGATGTAGAGGCATTCGATTAATCACTTGATGATTCAGTTTCTTGACTGATCCATGTGGATGTTGTAATTTCACGCAAGAAAGTGAAGCAAATTGTTGACGTGTCCCTTTATTACTATCTTCTTTTCGTTTAATCTCGACTATCTCTTCATACATGACACTGAATGCGTCTCTAAATATTTGTGCGACATCCTTCAGTGATTCTCCTATTGCTGCTCCTATTTTCACCCATGCTTTTGCAGCTTGAACAAATGGATCGTTGTAATGCTCTTGTTTCACATCTTGAGGTAGTGGAACAATCTGTTCAGGAACTATATGCTCGGGAAAAGGCAGTTTTTTTAAATCTGGTAAGTAGCTACTCAATTAACAGCACTCCTTAAAATTAGAATGGTAAATCATCATCAGATACTTCAATTGGTCCATTTCCTGCAAACGGATCATCATTGATGGTCGTATTGTTCTCTGGTCGATGTTGGCCATCGTCACGACCACGATAATTATTCTGTTGGCTCTGTTGAGGTTTCTGTTGCTCTTGATTTGAAGCAGCTGCTTCAGGGTGTGCATTTGGCGCACTCCCTTGTGAATTGCGAGGTTCTAAGAACTGAACACTATCTGCAACTACTTCTGTCGTATAGACACGCTTACCGTCCTGTCCTTCATAACTGCCAGTCTGTATGCGTCCCTCAACGCCTGCAAGTGAACCTTTCTTTAAGAAGTTTGCACTGTTCTCAGCAGGTTTTCGCCACACGAGTATGTTGATGAAGTCTGCTTCACGTTCTCCTGATTGATTCGAGAATGTGCGATTGACCGCCAATGTGAAGCGGCACACGGCCACCCCACTCTGCGTATAACGTAACTCTGGGTCTTTTGTTAATCTTCCTACTAACACCACTCGATTGATCAATGAGTTCACTCCTTCTCTTATCTATTTGGTATCAACAATCGATGCAATACCGATGATGTCATCAATCTCCTCTGCGAGCGCTTGAGTGCGTTCCCCTTCGTCGAAACGTGCCTGCAGCTGCTCCAAGTTGAAGAGATGAAAATGATTGTTCTTCATGTATAGCTGGCGATAGTATTTCAATCTATCGTCTACTTCTTCCCAATCAATAGTTTTGTCCATGATGTACCTCCGTTTTTATAATTCGATGATTTTACCTCTTGTGATTTTGGCTAATGGTACCTTGAAAGTCATCGACTCGTAACTACTAGCTTTGCTTTGATAGCTCGGTGACGTGATGACCCTTGCATACTCTAGCTCGATACCTCTGAAGGCCGCAAACTCTGCTAGCGTGCCCTCAAAGATATAGTCGTCTCCCTTGTACCAGGCATAGATTTTTAATGGCATAGGCATTAGATCACCTCAATCATTTAGCCTTTGATATAAAATAATAGTGGCGCCTCTTTAAATTTGTATGGAAGTCCTGTTTGCTGCCAAAATTCTTTACTTGTTGAAATGCCTGTGATTATATTCGTCGAGACGCCCAATTTATCGTTATCGAACTCTACCCAAATCGAGGCAACTGTTAGAAGTGTTCCTATCCCTGTGATAGTTCCAGATACAAACTTGCCATCGACCCTCACTTGAATACGATCACCCTTTTTGAGCGCGGAGACTTCTTCGTAAGTTAGAAACTTATCCATGCTTCAACCTCCGTATACTATTTCAATTAAATCAACGAGCCGTCTATTACAAGCACTTGCGAATCTTCACTGTTCAATGTCGCCAACACTTCCATCTGATCAATCTCTTGACCGTCTTCAGACTTAGTTCTTGAGAAACGAATGACGGCATAATCTCGAGAGACCTCTTCGATTTCATCGATCAAATCACCTTCATGGTCCTCAGCGACATTATCTGTGTATATTTCAATAGCTTCATCTTCATCCGTCGCCATAATGAGAGCGTAATATGGGTATTGAACCTCATAAAATTTCATCTTGAAACTCGGTTGTCCATCCCAATGGCCGTTCTCTTCCAGAACAGCAACAACATCTTTTATATAAGGTTCATCGATATTGACGACAACATAATTATTGAATGCTGCTTTACCTTCATCTTTTCGTCCATTCTCGATTTGCTCACTGACACTATCCAGTGCAGCTTCGAATTCATTTAGAGTAGTGTCATCTACATATCTATTTAGATCCCGTTGGTTGATTATTATATATCGACGTTCGCATCCCTCATTAATAGTGCCCTCAAAAGCAGGCTCGACTTCTTTTTGTCCTCGAGTTAGGATGTTTACAACTTCTTGATTAATATGTCGTTGGTTTGTATTAAGTTCCATTGTGTTCTTCTCTCCCTTCTAATTTTCATTATTGGTTTTATCTTCGTACTGAACATCGATTTATTAATTGAGAATATTGCTAATCGGTTCCCTGATAATGCTATCGTCAGCAATCTCAATAGGCGGTTGCGGTGGAAATTCTTTTTTGACGGCCTTTCCTAATCTTTCGACTTCTTGTTTAAACACATCTAGCTGCACTAATTTAGATAACATCGGACCAATGTTTTTACGGTAGAACTCTAGCGTGTCCTCTCTTGTAACGGTTGATAGCAATAAAAGAGGATTCATTGGTATCTGTTTTACCTTTGCGCCAGTTGTGAGTTCCGAAATTAACATTCCTCCATCTTTTCCACCAACCACAAAACGGTGTTCTCCAACTTTGATTTCATGCCCATAAAACGGACGCCATTCATTTTTGTATGCAAGCCAAAACTTTTTAAACTGTCCATCTACATAAGTCTCCATCTTCAACATTCCTCCTGCCGTGTAGTTTCTTCGTACTGACTGATTATTTGAATGAATCAACAACCGCTTTAAATAAAGAATCCTTTGTACGTTGATACTTGGGTAATTCGTCATAACGCATGATACAAGGATGTGTCTTGACTTCTGGGTCTTTAACTTTTCCGTAAACCCATCCTTCTTCTAGCTTTTGCTTTAACCAATTTTCGTGGGACATTTCGGGCGTAACCTCGTTATTCAAGTGATATTCAACGCCATTCATCGCTGATTCCTTTTGCCAGTCAGGCGCATCTTCCCATGTCGGTTGACTAAAATCATTTTGACTTTCGCAATATGCTTTATTGACGTTGTGACATACCTTAGCAATGTCGATAATTTCTACATTTTTCATTTCAAGATTCATTTTGATTTCCTCTTTTCTGTTTTTTATTGAACATTTTGTGTCATTTGCCCGGTAACTAACTTGCCGGTAACTTGCACTGTTATTGTCTGAGTCTATTTTTCCCTCTACGATAGCCAATTTTATAGGCACCCTTTAATTTGGCAATATCGACTGTAGAAGCAGCAAAAACACCGACGATCAAACCTAGCATGACTGCTAATAACATAAATAGATTTATCATGTATAGCACCTCGACTGTTTGACATAATCTTCAAGCTTTGCTGTGATTCTCATTCCACAACAGCATTCATGGCATACAAACACCTTATTCTCTTTAATCGATGAGTCGAGCATGTGAGGTACGATTATCGGTTCATTGCAAAGCGCATTGCTGCAGACAATGACTAATTGGCTTAAGTCCTTTCGATACTGGTCCATACCATTCACCCCTACCAGATGATTTTAACTACCACTTTCGGTTGTTCTGCATAATACTTGCGTACCGTGAGCTTCGTGATCTGTGAGTCGTCTTTGTACATGATGCCGTTGAGTGCATCTTTTATCCCTTTGGCGTAGTTGTCGACGTCTGGTCGCCCAATAGGCAAGATTTCTTGATTGATTGCCGCTTCTCGCTTCGCCTTGGAAAATGACTTCAGTAAAGGTTTGCAGACATCGATATACATCTCGATTGAGCCTTCTATAAGTTGCTTCGGTTTATGCTGCAATGCAGTGTGAGCAACCAACATCTTGTAATAACGTGAAGCAGGTGGGTCAATCGCTCGTTTCACTTTGTTTTTGGATGAGAAACGTGGCCTACCTTGTGCGACTGGTTCGCCGATTACCTCGAACAGTATTTCGTTTTTCATAGTCATCTCGATTTCTTCGCTCCCCTTGTACTGGAATGCCGTTCTTGTTAGCTGGCGGTTTATTCGATTTGGTATTTGTTCTTTCGATATGGACCAGCTGATACCCGAACCGTTCAAGTTCTTTTATCTCTTGATCATTGAACATGCCAGTTGTAAAGATTCGTTGTCGCTCGACTCGTTTTGCAAATGTATGGATCCGCATACTGCTTCACCTTCACTCTCGCACTTTGAATTCAGTTGGATAAGAAAATCTATTTTGATGTGTGTAAGTGGCATCATGAGTGCGTAAAATTTCTTCAAGCTCATGTTTTTGTAAAATCAAATCTTGTGAGAGCTTTTTATTAGCAGCAAGTTGTTCCTCGGTCCATTTGATATCCTCTTCTACTCCTGCTAATTTATTAATAGTTTTCTGCAACTCATTGTGAATGAGGGTATTCACCTGTTGATTTAGTGTCTTGTTTTCATTCATTGCTTTTCACTCCCACTTAAATTTGATATAGAGAAAGGGGCGATCAAGCCCCCTCTTGCTTTAGTCGATAACGATAACCTTACCCGCTTCAATCTCTTGTTCTAGTGCTTTTTCAAGATACTCCGCAATGTTTGCCATCGCATTCAGTTCCCAAGCTCCTCCATCCGCTTCAAACAAGGCCACCCTTACTCCTTCACGAACACGAAGCAGGAAGCTTGATTCAGGTTGAGTCACTTCTGCAAACGTTCGGAACGGTTTTAGGTGCAATGGATTTGGTAACTCGATGTTCTCGACGGTCGCCACTCCTGCCTTTGCAGTCACACGCTGAGTGAGCCCGTCATCGGATTGCTTTACTGAAGTATCCTCTACGAGATTGCTGATAACCTTAATTGCCAATGCTTTGTGATCGTTGTCGACGAAGCAGGCAGTGAGCATAATTTGGAACTGTTCGCGTTCCAAGAATGAACCGAACTGAATATTTGGAAGCATCGCTTTAGCAGCTAGATAGTTTCGACGGTCATTATCTTTATTTAGTGCATCATAGACAAATACTCTTGTTGGAGATTCGACATGCACCATGAATTTTCGTTCTGTATCGAATTGGGACTGGACGTATTCAACGATTCCTGAAAGACTGCGAACGTTCAACGCTTCCACAGAGCTCTCTTTATCGATGCGAGCGAAGTGATTTTCAGTGACAAATGTTTTCCCTGCAGCTTCAAAACTCTCTGGGCGTTTCAAATCTAGTAAGTAATTGATAAATTCTTTTAACATGTGATTTCCTCTTTTCGTTTTGGTTTAGTTTTTATGTGATGGTCATGTGCTGATTACTTGAATTTGACTACTTTGTTATCCGTAGCATTTGTTTCTGCTTCATCCACCGGTTCACCAGTATCTGTCTTGACTGTCCCAGCATCATCAAAGAAAGATTGACCGGGAATGCCACTATGCAGCTCTTTTCCGATGATTTGTTTCCCTTGGTACCCAAGAAGAATTTGAGTCTCAACTGCTTTAGCAGGTGCTAATGTCGATTTTGCAGTTACGTGTGTAGTCACAACATCACGCCCCTCATTCGGTTTCAGCTCGATTGTGATCGTGACCTTACGAGCTTTCTTGTGGTCCGTGTTTGGGTCTGTGATGTTCTCAAATACACGTTGCAGCTCCTTATTGGCTTTCTCAGCGAGTGCCCCTTGTGCGAATTGGTTAAAATCAATAGTTGTCATGTCGTCTATCTCCCATCTTTGTGATTTCATTGGCTAGTGAGTTCTTTAATCGCTTGGCGTGGCAGTCATGGCATAAATAACTGTTCTTTTTTCGTAACGGCTTGCCTTTGTCCCGGCAGTCCACACAGTGATCAACCAATACCGGTCGTATGTGCGCTTTTCGCATCTGTCATCCTCCGATTCGTTTGACCAGTGAAGCAGTTATACCTCTTCCTTGCAGCCACTGGATGATGAGTGCCGGTCTCTTGTGTGCCGACTTGATGACTTGGCTGGATGTGAGTAGATCGATTTTGTTAGGCATGTTTGAACTCCTTTGTAGCAGCAAGCTCTGCAATTAGCTTCTGGCGTTCCGCATCTAGATCTGCTTCTTCCTCAGCGCTCAACTTAGTTGTTTTGGCTTCTTGATTTCCAAGCCATTCCGGTACAGGTTCAGATTTTTTAATTTTTGAAGCTGCTATAAACCTTTTGTTAGCAGACACTACATCATCAATTGTTCTGTAGTTCTTTTCTTTCCAAATTCTCAAGATACCCTCGATGTAGTTGATTTTGGATGCCTCGCCTTTTTCAATGGCAACCTGTATAGCGTAGAAGGTAAGTTCAGCTCCGTATTCATCGACCATGTAACCAAGCCTTTGACCGATGTGCGGATTTAGATCACGCACATTTTCTTTGTAGAATGTTGCAACGTCTCCAAAACTATAAATCTTGGTTGTTTCATTTGGTTCTTCAATTTTTTCATCAGCCCTGATAGAGTACGGACTCACTGACGAATCGTTTGCTTCTTCTGTTTGTTCTTCGTTCTGGTTATTGTTTTGGTTATTATTATTATTCTTGTTATTATGTTTATTATTATTGCGGTTCGGTATCGATACAGTATCGATAGGGTATCCATAATTAATGCAAAGTCCGACTAAGGTATCACGAAAATCTTCATTTTTGATGGACTTGATTTCCCTATCGATCACCTTGGCGACCTTTGGTGATGTGGCTTTGTTATACTTCAACCAGTTGACCAACATGAGTTCTGAAGTGGTTTGGTCATAAAGTATCTTTCCGTATTCCACGAAGCGCTTCAGGAGCTTATTGACTTGTTCTCTGTCCCACCCCAGTTCAAACGCTGCAAGTTTCACATTGATTTGATAGACTCCGCATTGCGTTGTCTTGCTGTTTGTCAGCAAATAAATGAAGAAGTATCTGTCCTCTGCTGATAGATCCGTGACAAAGTCGTCCTGCCAAAAATCAATCTGTATCTGTCTGTAAATTGCCATTATATATTCCTCCATTATTTTGATTAGGAGACACCTCTCGTGGTATACTTGAGGTGTCCTAAAATTAAATTGTTTGTTTCTGAACTCCCTGCCTAAAGGGAGTTTTTTTATTTGATGCGGAACAGGTTCTTACTAAAACTCGCATTTACCTCACATGTCTTTTCATTCACTAGTTCTGGATAGTCCCTATTTAAAATCAGTACCCGACCTCCGTTAAACTCCACGACAGCTGCTACCGGTATTTCATTTCCAAAGTCTCCAGTGACTACTTTTAAAACCTCATGACGTTTCCCTCGAAACATAAACACGTATTTTGGTACAGTTCCTATCAATTCTTTTCAGCCCCTAACTCATAGATTGTAAATAGAGTGATATGATTGGCCGTCTGCATGCTCACACGCTTCACCAGTGGACCATCTGCTTCATTGTCCGACTGGAAGACGTTCTTCATGCTGACTTCTGTGAGACCTTCGAACACATTATTGGATACATGGATGTGCCACATGACCCCTTCATCTTCTTTAGTCGTCATATATAATTCTTTGACACCAATTAAAGGTGTTAAGTGCAAAGAACGACTGAGTAACGATTCCAATACCTTTAACGATTCTCTTTGCAACATGCGACTCATACCCCTGTCACCAGCCTTGATAACATTACGATCATGACGATGAACATCATCAACGCCATAGGGATGTAAAACCATAGCTCGTCATTTCGTGAGATTGATTCCGAGTCCTCTGCGATAAAGTAATGGTTGATTTTCGTGCGGAGCTGCTTCATGCTTGGTTCTCCTTCTGTTGCAAGAACTTGTTGATGAAATAGACTTGTCCTTTACCTGTCACCTTTGTGGTTTTGGTGACTCGTGAAGAACCATCAGGATTACTGACAACACGTTTTTTGATGTCCATGATTCCAAGGTCCATGCTGTATTGAGTAGGGAGGTTAAACAATTCCCCTTGTTTCTTGATTAGGTATCCGTTGTTGCGCAGCCAATCAAACAAACGATTCTGCCCTACATCAATTCCGTTTTGTTTAAGTAGCTTCGCTAGCTCTCCTACTAAAATAGAAGATTGAGAGGATTCGACTGCATCAGCGAACAGCACTTTAGGTTGTTGTTTCTGGATGACCACTTCTGCGGCCATACGCTTAGCGCGTTCTTCTTTTAAAGTAGTTGCAAGCTGAATGATTGTATCTGGATCTGATAAAGCTTTTTCGATAGTTTCAGGAGTCATATATGCTCCATGTTTACGAATAGAGGGCATAACTTCATGAGTGACCCAGCGTTTAAACTCTCTAGCTTCCTCTTTACGAGATTTCAAAATTACAGAGTATAAACCGGGTTCGTTTATAATTATTGCCCCACGTTTAAAACCGACTAATTGTAGGTTTTGTTTTTCGTCTTCATCTAAGTGCCTCGTCATAGCTTCTGCATCAGTGAAATTTAAAACCTTAGCAACATCTGCAGCAATAAACCAATTTTCGTTATCCTTTTTCATCACTCGAATATCGTTAGACTCAAAGTTGAAGATTTGTAATTCACTCATTAAACTTGCTCCTCCCTTTGCTTCAGATAGTCTTCATAAGTATGTTTTTCTAGTACTTCAAGCTCTTCTTCTAATTCGCGTATCTTCCACCCAAGCACTAACATCACCTGGACGTGAACGGGGTTCTTTAGATCGAGCGAATTACAATGCGATGCAAGTTGTTCGATTTGCCTAACGTTCTCATTAGCGACCTGCGAAATTGCATATTCGAATTGCGCCCTCGTCCATTCGACAAGTTTTAAAGGCATATTCTTCAACTCCTTAAAGGGGTTTTCCCTCCAATGTCGAATTGTGGTATCGAAGGGAGGTGATATATATGGATATGGTATTAAAAGTTTGTATTGCTGATGGTTCTGAAGTTATTCTAGATGGATTTGATACGCTTTCGTTCTACAACGATTTGCCCGCAGTCGAAGTATCTAAGTCGTGCTATTCCTGGCAGAAAGATCACTACTTGGAACTACTTAATGGACTAGGCAAGTTTAAATTCTTGGGCATTGAGAGAAATGATTCAAACCACACAATGGAGTATCGCAATCACAGCTACGCTTTCAAGAACTCGCATTTTGAAGGAAACGAGCCTTTCTATCTCAATACAAGTACAATCACCACAATCATTAATATGGCGTGATATCAAAGGCAGGCATTAGTCTGCCTTTTTCTCTGAAGTGATATGAAAAGATCGCTCTAAAAAGGTGCTTTTGACTCCTTCTAAGATTTCAATAACTTCCAAAACTGAAGGGTCTGCATTTCTCAACTGACCTGATAACCTAGCAATCAGTTCTTGTCTCTGTTCTACGGATAAGTAATACGGGTTGGCTGAACGCTCTTTCGAAGACAGCTCCTCTTGTGATGAAATAGGGTGTGACAATCCACCCTCCAACAGTTGATTGATGGCTTCGTAAATTGTATTTTTTTCCTCTACATATTTATACTCCTGCACTTTCCACTTGAGTTCTTGTTTCATCCCCGCAAGAAAATCAACTGCTTGTTTACGTGTAAATGAATTAGATATAGCGGTTTCAACAAGCCTTTTCACCGATTTCTCATTGTGGTACTGATTTGCATTGTTTAAATCATTTAGAAAAGACTTTTGAGCTTCATAAATCTCTTTTGGGTACTTCATTCCGCTTCCGCCTCTCTTATACTTGTCATGTTTTGCAATTCTTCATTTAGCTTGGGTAGCTCTAAATCGTCCGTGAAATTAAAAGTCAGTGTGTACTTGTTTCTCTTGCAGTAGTGTTCATAGCGTTTGACCTCTTCCCTATAACCATCTTTACTCATCGTGACGACCCGCTTTTCATCTGGTGTCTCGATATGGACTTCTAGTAACCCGCTCGGCTTATCAAGCGGCGTGATGATAACTCTCGACACGTCTTCAACTCCTCTCGCATATCCAAATGCTGCTTCGATTTCTTCATAACTCAAAGTTATCAACCCTTCTTTTTTCGTTGATACCAATCCAATAAAAATGCTTCTGCTTCACGAGCGGGAAAGTACCACTTACCACCTATTTTCACTTTTGGAAAATCAGGCTCATGAAAGAAGTTTTCATGCATCGTGTTCCAACTCATGCAAGTTCTGCGCTTTAATTCATTGCTATCCCAAAAGACAAATTCAGTGGATGTCTTCTCGACTTGCTCTTGAATTTTTTGGAGGAAGAGCTGCCGGATTTGCTCTTCGTCCAGTTGTACATGTAACATGACTACACCCCCACTTCTTTGGTGTTGGTACAGAAATTCTGTAGTTGACCATCAAAAAAAATAATTTCGTTCATACTAATTCCCGTGAAATGTGAAAAATCGAATGCCTGTTTCATATCTAACACTTTTCTATATTTTTCATATTGAATATACGTTTTTTCGCTCACTCCTAACATTTCGGCAATTTGGCGTTGTGTTAATCCGCTGAGCATACGGGCTTGAGCCAATGTGAATTTCATAGTATCAACTCCTTTCATAATTTCACTTTACTACAGAAATTCTGTAGTTTCAACATATAACTACAGAAATGATAAAACTATTTTCATGTATTAGTATTTTTTGTACATATTATCTGTACTTCACTACAGTTATATTGTAGAATACAGATGAAAGGATGTGCAGTTATGAAGGTAGGCGACAAAATCAAGACATTACGTAAAGCCAATAAAATGACTCAAGATCAGTTAGCTAAAAAATTAAACGTAGCTCCAACTTCCGTGTCCGCATGGGAGAGGAATGCAAATAAACCTATGATGGATAAACTTTCGCAAATAGCAGAACTATTCGATGTTCAAATCACATATTTCTATGAAAACGAACTTATTGATAGACCTTCTTTTAGAAGAATTCCTATAATCGGTAAAATAGCTTGTGGTGACCCAATTGATCGAGAAGAAAATATAGAAGGATACCGCTATGAATTGGCACAAGGCTTACCTTCTGGTGACCTTGTATCATTAGTGGCAGATGGTGATAGCATGTCCCCCACTATCCAGCATGGCAGTTTTGTAACTATTAAGAAGCAGACGACTGCAGATGATGGTCAGATGGCTGCTGTAAGATTCAGAGAAACTGGCGAGGTTACTTTAAAGCGCATCAAGAGACAAGGACAAATGTTACTTTTAATTCCTGACAATAGTGACTATGACACGATAGTAGTAACGCATGAAAACCCCGCGGATATAGTAGGTAGAGTTATAAGAGTTACTGTGGATTTTTAAATTAGTGGCTTCTTTTATCTTTCTTCTTGAAAGGAGGTGAAATCATGGCATCAGTCAGAAAATTGCCTAGTGGGAAGTATCAAGCGAGGGTGACAGTCGATGGTAAGCCAAAGAGCTTAGGTACATTTAAAACAAAAAAAGAAGCGCAGATGGCCGCTTCCAAAGCTGATGAACGAATATTAAACAATCAAGCATTAGGTGACCGGCATATCACTTTTGATGAAGTAGCACACAAATGGCTGCACGATTATAAAAAGAAACGAATGCGTAACTCTACATTCGAGAACAATGAAGTGGCTTTGAGACTGCACATATTACCTTATTTCACTGGTCGTAAACTGATACAAATCAAACGATACGATGTGGCCCAGTTCGCAGAGCACCTTAGTATGAAAAGAAAAAAGAACGGCAAAAAATATGATCATGAATCGCTTGAATCCATTTTATCTAAGACAAAAAGTATCTTTTACTATGCGCATCATGAGTTGGAATTAATCGAAAAGAATCCAGCTGATAGAATGAAAGTACCTAAATTGAGTGAATTGGCACCAATTGAAAAAGAAGTGAAGTTTTATACTTATGAGGAACTGCAAGTAATACTTGAGTTTATGGAGAAATATCGGCATCAGCGATTTCCCGAATATAGGATTTATCATGCTCTGATGTATTTTTTAAGCGAAACAGGCCTACGCATAAGTGAAGCGGCTGCCATTTCTAAAGATGACTTGGATGGTGACATTTTGACAGTTGAAAGACAGGTAGACACTAAAAAACCAGTACCTTCACCTTTCATCCCACTTAAAACGGAAGCATCCTACAGAAAGATTAAGCTCTGTCCTGAATTGATTGCTTATCTGAAGGACTACTTTAATATCCAACGCAAGTTGATACTAAAATATCCGACATTTCAAAAAAGCCCTGACAATTTAATGTTTCAGAACTTCAAAGGACAGTATATACATCCAGCTGTTATTAGGGATATGTTTAGTAACTATTGTGATAAGGCGGGAGTTGATTATAGGGGAACACACTGTTTTCGTCATACACATGCAGTAATGTTACTTGAAGCAGGAGCTAGTCCGAAGTATATTGCAGAGCGTCTGGGGCATAAATCAGTTAAGACTACGATGGACACATACATGCACATCTCGGCAAAAATGGAAGAAGACGAGCTGGGTAAGCTCGCCTCCTACAAACAAAGAAAAAACAACATGGCATAA